TTGATTGTCCGGTGAATATCGAAGCAATCTACTATATGCCGACCAAACGCCGTGTAGATCTTTGTAATCTGCATGAGGTCTTATGTGATGTGCTGGTTAAGTATGGCGTGATCGAAGATGATAACAGCAGGATTATCATGTCTATGGACGGCTCACGGGTTCGGTATGACAAGGAGAACCCAAGAACCGAAGTCACCATAGAAATGGTTGAAACACCTTAAGAAACTATTAACCACGCTAAGATCTGATGGCAGCATACCACGGGAATGCCAGGAGATTACCCTACCTATCAGCTCCCCCAGTTGGTAGGTAGGAATGAAGTGAGGTGAAATATTGGAAATTAATATTATAGATCTTATTCCGGTAGGAAAAGAAAACGCAATCAAGAGAGAACAGCTCACAAGACTTTGCTTTCAATATGGGTTGATCGCAGATGTAAAGGATAAAGACAGAGCCATGAGAGATCTTATTGGTGAAGCAAGGAAGGAACATTCCATTATCAATATGTCGCATGGTGATGGTTACTATCAGCCACGTACGGATTCTAAGGAAGAGATGTCCGAACTGAATGCTTTTATACAGCAGGAGAAAAGTCGAGGAGGTAAAATCTTCGAACACGTCGCACCTGCAGAAGCTCAATATGAAGATTTTATACGTGGAAGATTTGAAAGGGTGACGTGATCATGGCAGGCAGACAAAACAAAGTAGGATTGGATTACTTTGAATTGGATTGCTACATGGATGAAAAGGTTAGATTGGTACAGGCTGAATATGGACTGAAAGGCTTTGCAGTTTTTGTCAAACTACTCCAGGAAATATATGGAGGGTATGGTTATTACTGTGAATGGACTCAAGACAGGGAGCTTCTGTTTGCGTCAGAAAATGGTTTGAATGGCGGTTCCCAACAACTCTTAGGAGATATAGTGGAAGCCTGTATCAGAAGGAACATTTTTTCAGAGAGACTTTTTAAAGAGTACGGTATTCTTACGTCCTCCGGGGTGCAGAAGCAATACCTGAAAGCTACAGTCAAGCGGGAAGTTGTAGAACTGAAAAAAGAGTACCTTTTAATTAGTGTACCTGTAAATAGGAAAAATGTGGTAATTAATTCAATTTCTTCCGGAATAAATGACATTTCTGATACCGGAAATGCACAGAGTAGAGTAGAGAAGAGTAAAGTATATCCCCCTATATCCCCCAACGGTTTTAACTGCTTCTGGGAGATATACCCGAAAAAGGTACGGATTCTGAAAGCGGAAGAGGCATACAGGCAGGTCTTGTTTGATGATAGTTCTGTTGATGAGGAAGATCTTAAGGATGCCGCTGGCAATTATGCGGAGTCTGTGCGGATTCTGGATACACAGGAGAGATACATACTCAATCCGGAAAACTTCCTGTTAAGAGGGGCATATACAGATTACCTGCCGGGTAACTACAAGAAGCCACAGAGCAGTAAGAAAGTTCAGTTTAACCAGATGATGCATGGCAATTATGATTATGCAGCACTGGAAAAGCAAATGTTAGGAGTGGATCAATGAAATGAAGCGAAAAGAAAATAAGGATCTGATGATGCAGATGCTTCGTGACGGAGTTCCATACAAGGAGATCGCAGAAGCAACAGGCTACAAGGTGACCTCCTTACACAGATACGCACAGGACATTGAAGAGCGGAAAGAACATCAGAACACCAGTGTCAAAAGCTATAAGGACCTGATTATACGATGGTTTGAGCAGGGAAAGACAGCAGAAGAGATTGGGGAACTGATTGGCTACAGTCCGGTCACGGTAAAGAACAAATACAACGAGTGGAAGCGTGAGGAGAAGTTCAGGGACGAACCGGAAGAGATTGAAGATTACTATCCGGAGAGCATACTGACATTCGCAGAGAAGAAAAAGCCAAAGGGTGAGACTGTAGTAGAGAAAGTTGGTAATACATACAAGAGATTCACCGCTTATTCAGCACATGAATTTGTAGAGTATTACGGCAGAATGTGAGGAAAGAAATGGAATCCGTACAAGAAAGAATGGAACGGCTGGGCACATATCAGAAGATGATTTCTTTCATGGCGAAAGAAAAGCAGCCGTATGAGTTTAAAAGGAAATATGCACAGATTCGTGCAGAAGAATTTGCTACAGAATGCAATCGCCGAGGATTAAACTATCATGTTTCGGTTGGAGGATTGGACAGCATCGTTTTATATCTGTTTCTGCATGAGATATGTGACATAGATGCACCGGGAGTCAGTGCTTCGTATCTGGAAGATAAAAGTATCCAGAGGGTGCATAAAGCACTTGGAATTATTAATGTACCGCCGTTGAAGAGAGAGGATGGTACATATTGGAGTAAGTTCAAGGTGATTCAGGAGTTTGGTTTTCCAGTTATATCCAAGGAGGTAGCTGCAAAGATTGAACTGTTGCAGAATCCGTCTGAAAAGAATAAAACGGTGCGCCATGCCATTATTACGGGTGAGACAGGAGAATATGGTGGTTGGCAGAAGGACTCACGTATGAAGCTTAATCACCGATGGCTGAAATTGTTCGGTGGATATGAGAATGAAAATGAGGGATGTGATTTCCAAAAGCCGGACTTCTTAGTATCTTCCAAGTGCTGCTATTATCTCAAAGAAAAGAATTGTGATGATTGGGGAAAAGAGCACAACAGCGTGCCATATCTGGGATTAATGGCATCCGAAGGTGGAAGGCGTGCAAAGAGCTTACGCATGAACGGATGTAATTACTTTGGGGCATCTACCATACGATCAGCACCGTTTGCCATCTATGGCAGGCAGGATATATTGACCCTGGCTTTGGAAATGGACGAGCTTTGGAAGCATGGACTGAAAGAAAAATACCATGATCGGCTCTTCAAAGAAGGGAAAATAACAGAACGGTTTGTGATGCCGGAAAGTATTATACCGGAAATCTATGGTTCCATAGAGAAACAACCGGACGGAACACTATATACCACGAAAGCGCAGCGCACTGGATGCAGTATGTGTGGTTTTGGAATCCATATGGAGAAGCGACCGCATCGGTTTGATCTGTTGTATAAAGAGAATCCGAAAGAATGGGATTATCTGATGTTCCATATGTGCAAGGATGCAGATGGAAATGATTATGGCTGGGCGAAGGTACTTGATTATATCGGTATTGGATGGGATCCGGACACGATCGGTGGAAACTGCAAAGGACAGATGAATCTGGATGATTTTATGGATTATTAAATAAAAACTGCAATGGACAATACCATTGCAGAAAGAATGATTATTCTTTTTTAGTCTTATGTTTGGTAGTAAAAGTTATTGTTATGTGAAAAAGTTTATTTCCACATTTTATTTTCTTCATATTTGATTTTTTTGAAAATCTTAAAAGAAAATATGTACACAATGGAATTGATATTACTACCAAACAAAGGGTCAAAAATACAATCATATTGTTTTTTTCGATCCTCCGGCCAGAGTAAGACATGGCCATTATATAACATTGTTTATGTTAATACAAGACATATTGGAAAGGAGCCGAACCTCCGGCCGGGGTAACGATATATCGGGTTCCTTTTGAAAATGAATTATAAAGAATTTTTAGAATCAAAAATAGAACTTGCAACAGAAAGCGGATTCATAGTGGATCCTGCAGATATTAATCCGGCATTAAAGCCACATCAGAGGGATGCGGTATGGTGGGCATTAAAAGGTGGCAGGCGTGCACTGTTTGAGTCGTTTGGTCTGGGAAAGACCATACAGGAAATTGAATTCTGCTATCAGGCAGTTAAGCATTGCGGTGGCAGGGCATTGATTGTACTTCCACTTGGAGTAAAACAGGAATTCACGCGGGATGCAGTAGAGATTCTTGGATATGATCAGCCGGAGTACTGCCGGACGATGGAAGAGGTGGGAAAATGCCGGTCCCGGATTGTTTTGACGAATTACGAGAGAGTACGTGACGGAGACATCCGGCCAGAGTATTTCGCGGCAACCTCACTGGATGAAGCCAGTGTTTTACGGAGTTTTGGAAGTAAAACCTATCAGACGTTCCTTGATAAATTTAAAAATGTTCCATACAAGCTAGTTGCTACCGCAACTCCTTCCCCAAACCGGTATAAGGAGCTGATTCATTATGCTGGGTACCTAGAGGTGATGGATACCGGACAGGCCTTAACAAGATTCTTTCAAAGAGACAGTACCAAGGCAAATAACCTGACCTTATATCCAAATATGGAAGATGAGTTCTGGATGTGGGTAAGCAGCTGGGCGTTGTTTGTAACGAAACCATCTGATCTTAACCCAGAGTATTCTGACGAAGGCTATGATCTGCCGCCTCTGGATGTGAGGTGGGTGGAAATACCAGTACACTATGGAGATACTGCAGATCGTGACGGGCAGATACAGTTGTTTCAGGAAGCAGCAGAGGGGTTAAAAGAAGCGGCAGCCGTTAAGCGGGAAAGTATCGACCAGCGCGTGGCTGAAATGAAACGGATTGTTGAGGAATCACCGGAAGATCATTTCCTATTATGGCACGATCTGGAAAATGAACGGAATGCAATCAAGAAAGCATTGCCAGAAACAGTAGATATTTATGGATCTATGAATTATGACGAACGAGAGAAGCGAGTAATTGATTTTTCTAATGGAAAGTGCCGGTTGTTTGCAACCAAGAAGTCACTGTCAGGATCCGGCTGCAATTTTCAAAGATATTGCCATAAGGAAATCTTTTTAGGTATCGATTATGAATTTAATGATTTCATACAGGCAGTGCACCGATGTTACCGATTTTTACAGAAAGAACCGGTTGTGATCTACATCATTTACATGGAGAATGAGCGGCAGATCAAGGAAGCATTGATTGAAAAGTGGAAAAATCATAATTACATGGTTGCGAAGATGATTGAGATTGTAAAGAAGTACGGATTGAACTCTGCCAATAAGGTGGAACGACTGGAAAGGAAAATGGGAGTGGAAGGAAGCAGAGAAGAACGGACAGTAAAGGGAACCTATTACACAGCGGTTTATGGGGACTGCGTAGAAGAAACACGGGAAATGGAGAGTAACAGCGTTGATCTGATCCATACCTCGATCCCGTTCGGAAATCATTATGAGTACAGTGCCAATTATAATGACTTCGGACATAACCAGAATACGGAACGTTTCTTTGAACAGATGGATTACCTGACACCGGAACTGCTCCGTATTTTAAAACCGGGAAGAGTGGCAGCTATTCATGTTAAAGACAGGGTGCTCTTCGGTAATGTGACCGGAACCGGCTTTCCTACGATGGAACCCTTTCATGCAGCCTGCATCAGCCATTATATGAAGCATGGTTTCCAATATTTTGGAATGATAACGGTAGTAACGGATGTGGTTCGTGAAAATAACCAGACTTATCGTTTGGGATGGTCGGACTGCTGCAAGGACGGAACCAAGATGGGAGTGGGGTGTCCGGAATATATCCTGCTTTTCCGGAAACAGCAGACAGATCACTCAAAGGGATTTGCGGATGAGAGGGTAACCAAGTCAAAAGAAGAATATACCCGCGCACAATGGCAGATTGATGCTCATGGATATTGGAGAAGCTCTGGAGATCGGCTTGTCAGCAAAAAGGAATTGGAAAGTATCTCAGTTGATAATCTGCAGTCTGTATACCGGAAATATAGCCGTGAGAATGTATACAGTTATGAGGAACATGTAGCACTTGCAAAGAAACTGGATGAAGATGGAAAACTTCCGGCAACGTTTATGGTCGTTGCTCCGGGATCATGGAACCAGATGGAAGTGTGGGACGATATTAACCGGATGCGCACTCTGAATACCACGCAGAGCCGTAGAAGGGCACAGATGCACGTCTGTCCGTTGCAGTTGGACATCGTAGAGCGGATCATTAACCGTTATAGCAATCCGGGAGAAGTTGTTTTGGATCCTTTTGGTGGTCTTATGACAGTACCCATGACCGCTGTAAAGATGAACCGCATGGGATATGGCATTGAACTGAATCCGGATTACTTCCGGGATGGCGTGGGTTATCTGCAGGCTGCTGAAAACGAGATTGATGAGCCTACGTTGTTTGATTTCATGCCGGAGGTGATGCCATGATTCAGATATTGGAATTGTTTGGAGGAATAGGCTCACCAAGATGTGCATTGCGCAATCTTGGAATACCGGTAAAAGCTATTGATTATGTGGAAATTGATGAAAAAGCAGTCAGAAGCTACAATGCAATGTTTGCCAATGAATTGCCATACAAGACGCAAAGCGTAGTCGGATGGAATTTAAAGCCGGACATTCTGATACATGGTAGTCCGTGCCAGGATTTCAGCATTGCCGGGAAACAGAAGGGGGCAGATGAGGGATCAGAAACACGGTCAAGTCTTATGTGGGAGACGATCCACATTATTAAGCAGATGGGCGTATGGAAGCCAAGATATGTGATTTGGGAGAATGTGAAGAGCGTACGGAGCAAGTACATGGTGCATAACCACAACAGATACATGGCAGAAATGGCAAAAATGGGGTACACCAGCAGCTACGAGCTTTTGGACGCAAGAGATTTTGGCATTCCCCAAGCAAGGCAAAGATATTTCACTGTATCAGTTCTAGGAACTGAATATTTTGAATTTTCCGATTTAATACATACACCAATGCGGAATATATGGGACTTTATACAACCAGACAATGAAGTTGCCGATTGGTACACTATAAATTCCAAAAGTCTGAAAGCAAGAATAGATCCAATGAATTTTGATAATGCACCGATCGACAAGCTACCTGTGATAAAAAACTACGCAATGACAATATCCACAAAACAAAATCGGTGTCCAAACAGTGGAATTATTCAGAGATCAGACGGATCATGGCGTCTACTCACAGAACTTGAAGGCTGGCGCCTACAGGGATATACAGATAAAGATTATTACAATGCATTAGCGTCTAATCCTAGTAAACAAGGGTGCAAAAATGGTGCGTTATATAAACAAGCCGGAAACAGCATTCCGGTTCCGATTTTTGAAAGTATATTTCGAAAGATAATTCTTGGAGAAACTGAAATGATGGAAGATCAGACCGGACAGCTCCGGTTTGCGTAAATTAAAGGAGGAGCAATATGTCAGTAAAGCCAATATTATTCAATACAGAAATGGTTCGGGCAATTCTGGACGGACGGAAGACCTGCACCAGACGTGTGATAAAGTCTCAACCAGATGAAAAGCATATATACCCACTTGGCTATGTTACAGACAGTACAGAGAAGAAAAATGTAGGATGTTTTGGATTTGGCATTGATGAATATAGTGGATCTGTTCAATATGCAAAGCAGCCATATCATCCGGGTGATATCCTGTATGTTCGGGAAACATGGCAATGTTGGCGGGCACATCGATATGAGGCAACCGCAGATATAAGATTCAGAGCGGGTGGTGATGATGTAAGATTACAATTTGCCAATGGAAGTACAGATTCCATTGACAGATACGATTTTGATACGTTTGTACATAAGTGGTTTAGCCATAATGGAGAATGGAAACCGTCATTATTTATGCCGAAAGAAGCGGCGCGTATCTGGCTTAAAGTCACGGATGTGAGAGTGGAGCGGTTGCAGGAAATCACAGAGGACGGAGCAAAAGCAGAGGGAATAAACGAAGAATGGGCCATGAGTTGGTGGTCGCCTACATACTATGACCCGGACAGTGGCGGTTATCCCAAATATAGAGATACATTTGCCTTTGAGGTTTGGAATAAAACCATCAAGAAATCCGACATTGGCCGTTACGGATGGTACGCAAACCCGTGGGTGTGGGTCGTAGAATTTGAGCGGTGTGAAAAGCCAGAAGGGGTGTGAGGTATGGATAAAGCAGTATTGGCTATGGATATGCCGGAGTCGTGTAGTAAGTGCAAATTTATTTATGAGTTTCAGGGAATTAAGAAGTGCCAGCTTATGAATGTACTGAATGGAGGCACATCAAGATTGTCACAGAACTCATTTATGAAGAAACGGCATGAAAAATGTCCGCTCCGGGAACTGCCGGAGAAGGAGCATAACGACAATGAATATGATGAATATTCGGATTGATGGGATGCAGGATGGAATGCCTGTCTGGATGAAATAACGAGGTAAATTAAAGTTTAGGAGGAATCCGAGATGAAGAGACTGACAGAAAAAGATTGGAAAGATAAATGCGAGGGTTATCCTTGGAATGTGCATCCGGTTAAAGACATTGATGATCTGCCATATTATAAAAAACTTGCTGCCTACGAAGATGATGAGGAGCAGGGATTGCTCCTGCGGTTGCCATGCAAGATAGGAGATACTTTGTATCGAGTAAATAAAGGAGCGAAAGAGCCAGTTATTATGATGCGCGTTATCCAGTTATATATCAAGCAGATTCATAAAGACAGAACTGTTACGAGAATTGATGCTATAAATGACGCTGATATGGGTGAGAGTTGCTATTTACCGTGCGACATTGGCGAAAGGATATTCCTTACCAGAGCGGAAGCCGAAGCCAAGTTGAAAAGTGATTTAAACTGAAATTTGCATGGAAATTTGCAGAAATTAACCGGAGGTGAAAATTGATGCTAATACAAAAAGATATTCATAATTTACTGGTGGAAAATATGTCAGTGCAACAAAAAATTGATATTTCAATGAGATGTGACAATGATCCTACGAAGATAGAAAAGGCAGAAAAAACTGTGGCAGAAATGTGCAATCTGATCGGTGGTGCAGGTTTAGAGTATTTGAACAAAAGGATATAATAACAAAACGTCCTGCCTGGACGAATCCACAACAGAACGTTTGTTTGGGATAAACAAATAATACCATGACAGGAAATATATGTCAATGGTCTGTTACATAAAAATTGCGGTACACCCACCGACCAAAGTAGATTGTACCGCATCACGTCTAAGGATATTATAGCAGATTCGCTGTCCTTAGGCAAGAGAATGTGGAGGATGTCCTATGACAGCAAAAGAGAAGGTAAGAAATGACGTTTTGTTACAGATGAGAAACCATGTAGATACGATGACGCTGAATGTATTGGAGGATGTGATTACCAGAGTCCTTGCAGGGGTTGAGGTTGTGGAGATCGAGAGTCTTCCGGCAACGATAGACGATAGTAATGCTTATGTCTGGGAATTGTTTATGCTAAAGAAAGCACCGAAGCTGTCAGAAAAGACCGTGAAGAGATACCAGGATATTGTAATGCGCTTTATAGATCATTGTCATAAATCATTCCTGAAGGTCACCAGTATGGATGTAGAACTGTATCTGTCTAAGATCAGCAGAGACAATAATGAGACTTCACTGGATGGCCAGCGCCGGTGTTTATCCGCTTTCTTTACCTGGATGCGTAAATCACACCTGATCGTGGAAAATCCCTGTGATGCAATTGAGCCGTATAAGACCATAGAGAAACCTATAGACCACATGGAGCCGGAAGAGGTAGAGCAACTTAAGACCGGCTGCAAGAACAAGCGTGACCGGGCACTGATCGAGTTTTTACGTTCTACGGCTGTGAGAGTCGGAGAGGCAGAACAGGTGCGTGTCTGCGATATTGACTGGCGTACTGGTGAAGTGTCTGTATATGGCGAGAAGTCTCGGAGATACCGGACCACCTTTCTGGATAGTGTAGCCATTAAGTATATAACGGACTGGATCAGGGCCCGTGGAATCCAGTTTAACAGTAAAGAAGCACTGTTTACGGCTATCAGGGGTGATAAGCATAAGGGCATTAACCGACAGAGTATCAGATCATCCGTTTATGCGATCAAAAAGCGGGCACAGATGGAGCGGCGCGTGTATCCGCACCTGTTCCGTAAGACCACGGCTACCAATATAACCAAGAGAGGTGGATCCGTGCATGATGCTGGGGAGTATATCGGGCATAAGGATAACAGCACAGCTGCAAGGTTCTATACTTTTGTGGGAAAGGATCATACGGAGGAGATCTTTAAAAAGTACGTGGCTATTATATAAGGGAAATATGATTTTAGTACATTGATAATTGAATGACTACAGTGGTAATGATATAATTTTCCCATTATAAAGAGAATAGGGGGATTAAGTATGTGGACTACGCAAAATCCAACACATTGTCCTAATTGTATGAGTAAAGATATAATATTGGGAAGCCGGGTATATAAAAAGGATGCGTATGGAGAAGACACAGATATTGTCATTCTGGGTACATGGTTTTGTAACAAATGTGGAGATATTATTGGCAGGAAGATGAGTCAGTATGAGAATGATCTTGATGAAAGAAGTCTGTGAGTTGAATCCAGTCATCAATTATGATGACTGGATTTCTCATATATGTAAGGTGATTATAGTGAAAAGGGCAAGGTGCGGCATATGTGGCAGAGGATCAGGAGTGCATGAGATCTATTTTTAGATTGAGAGCGGCTACAGTGGATAGTAGGTGCATTGAATAATTGATTATTATATGATATTCTATAAAAGGAGGAACTGAAAATGGTTGAGAAAGATGATTTAAGCAAAAAAGTTGATGAAAAGCAATGCCTCAAATCACTAAATAGTGTAAATAGTGAAATTAACAATGAAATTTCGGTTTATAAGGATAAGGTTAATGCGCTAGAAGCATTAATATGTAAATATAGCGCAAAGACTAATACTGCAGAACCCCTTGCCATAGCTTCAATAATGTATGCAGTTATTTTAACAGCAGTTACGTTGGTGGTTGATGGAATCCCGATTGATGATACTGTTTCAAGATGCATTTTGCTGGGAACATTCATTTTTGCATCATTATTTTTGGGAGGTTATTATATTTGCAGCAAAAAAAGAGCATATAGCAATACGTTTGTGCTTGAGTGTTTAAAGTTCAAATATAATGAATTAAAAGGGAAAGAAACTCAAACTGAGAATCAGGGAAAAACAGCTAATGCACAAACATATTATGTGCAAGTGACTAAGCAATAATTATTATCTAGCGCCTAAGAGCCAATATGTGGAGAAATCCATGTATCGGCTCTTTTTTGTTTTATCGGAGAAAGGAAGTGAGATAGTGGAGAACTACCAGAAAGCAGAGCAGGACTATAAGGCAGGAATGAAATATAAAGACATAGCAGAAAAGTATGGGACCACTATCAACACTGTCAAGAGTTGGAAAAAGAGGTATGCATGGAGTAGAGAAGAGGGTGCACACAAAACAGAAAAAGTGTGCACACAAAAAAGTAAGGGCGCACACAAGAAGGCAGCACTTATAGATGATGGTACGAAAGGGACATTAAAGAACGATGACTTAACGCCGGAACAGCAGATGTTCTGTATATATTACAGTAGAACTTTCAATGCAACGCAGAGTTATATTAATGCGTACAGATGTCAATACAGCACGGCACTCACAAACGGGCCTGCATTACTCGGAAATACTCGGATAAAAAATGAGATTGAGCGTTTGAAAGAAATCAAGCGTCAGCAGATAGTAGCCGGTGCAGATGATATTGTGGAATTGCAGATGCGGATTGCCTTTGCTGATATCGGTAATTATCTATCGTTCGGTCAAAAAGAGATTACGGATCCTGATACAGGAGAGAACTTCATGGTAAGTACGGTTGATTTGAAAGAATCTGGGAATACAGATACACAGTTAATCCATGAGGTAAAGCGTGGTAAAGATGGCGTGTCTGTAAAGTTGGCAGATAAGCAAAAAGCGATTGACTGGCTTACAAAATACTTCCTGATGCATCCGGAGAGTAAATATAAAGCAGAATATGAGCGCAAGCGTGCAGAGGTCAAGGATAATGCAGGAGAGGAGATCCTTAAGAATATGCAGACTATAGCAGACATATTAAAGAATCCGGCAGCCAATCGCAGGATAGAAGATTTTGAGGAGAAAGAAAATGAATAGACCGGCGCCGTTCAGTGAACGACAGTATCAATACTTCCTCAGGTGTATGGATAGCTGGTTTAATGTGGCAGAGGGAGGCAAACGTGGTGGTAAGAACGTGTTACAGACACTTATATTCTGCTCTCTGTTGGAAACCCACAAGAATAAAATCCATTTGGTTGCGGGAGTATCAAATGCAACGGCAAAACTGAATATTTTAGACTGCGATGGATACGGCCTGCTGAATTACTTTGAGGGAAGATGCCGAGAGGGGAAGTATAAGGACCGTGATTGTGTGTATGTACAGACCAAGACCGGAGAGAAGGTTGTCCTTGTGTCCGGTGGAGGTAAAGACGGAGATGAGAAGCTGATAAAGGGTAATACCTACGGCATGGCGTATGTGACGGAGGCAAATGAATGTCACCAAAAGTTTCTAAAGGAGGTATTTGACCGTACATTGTCCAGTACGGATCGGAAGGTTTTTCATGATCTAAATCCTAAGGAAGAAGAGCATTGGTACTATACGGATATTCTTAAATTCCATGAGGATCAGCAGGAACTACATTCGGATTATGGATATAATTACGGCCACTTTACGCTGGTAGATAACATGAGCATGTCGGATGAAAAGATAAAAGCTGTGCTGCTTACATACAACAAAGGAACAGTCTGGTACCGCCGTGATATTAAGGGAGATCGAGCAGTTGCAGAGGGAACTATCTTTCAGAGATTTGCAGATAATAATGAACCATATTTATATGATGATGCAGATATATTTGAGGAGTATACAGAGGATGGAGAATTATTAAAGTACAGGCTGAAAAAGACACCGTTCAAGATAACGATGGGTGTTGACTTCGGTGGTAATGGTTCTATGACAACATTCGTTCTCAAACTGTACTTTAACAGATACCATGACTTGCGGACGGCAGAAGAGGATCATATCCCACTATCAAAGGACATTGATGCGGATAGGATATGCGATAAATTTGTGGAGTTTTATCGTATGTGCATAGAGAAGTACGGGCGCGTTGATTGGGTGTTTCCAGATAGCGCCAGTACAACTATGATAAACAGTTTGAGGAGTGCTGCCAAGAAAGCAGGACTCCCATATCGGAATATCAAGGGATGCCGGAAGAATGAAATCTCGGACCGCCCAAAGACGGAAGATAAGCTATTTAATACTGGCAGACTTAAGATTAATCGACGATGTGAATACCTTCGGAAAGCGATAGGCAATTTGAAGTGGGACGAAGATCATCCGGATCGACCGGAGGATAAGAACATCGGTAACTGCAACGACTGGTGGGATGCAGAGTGCTATACATGGCTTGATTTTGTGGAACTGATAGATTTAGACAGATAAGGAGAATGACATGGAACAGTGTGTAAAGAATTTTTTGCAGAAAAAAGGGTACACGGTTAACGACAAGGCACTGACAGTGATACAGGCCTGTGATGACTGGTACAGCAACCGTGTGATTGAGGACTTTCATAAGCGTAAGACGATCAATGCGATTCCTTATGAGTTATCACGGCTTAATTTTGGTAAGCGATGCTGCTCGGATGATGCGAACCTGTGTGAGGTGTTGGAGATTAATGCCGGTGATGGAGAACAGGGGAATTTTGTCAATGATGTACTGGCTAAGAGCGAGTTTAACACCCAGTATCGTAAGCAGTTGGAAAAGACCTCGGCGGATGGTACAACAGCCTGTTACATCAGGCTGGATAATGCGACCTTTATGGATAACAACTCTGTAAAGGGTGGAATCATTAAGCTTAATTATGTGGAAGCGGATGCGTTTATGCCGTTGACGGTGGAAAACGATATCGTAATAGAAGCAGCCTTTTCCGGATCCGGATTGAGCAAGGGAAAGAAGCAGACCACGCTTGTACTGTTTACGTTGGGGGATAATGGATTATACACTGCCGAGACACACGTATTTGATGATAAGGGTAATGAGTTAACCGATCAGGAAACGATTGTGCAGCTGGGAGAGGTAAAGCCATTCGCAGTGATGCGTAATGCAGAGGTAAATAATCTGGATGATATGACCGGGTATGGTCTGCCTAAGCTGTGGGATGCTATTCCGGCGCTTAAGGTTGTGGATCTGTGCTACAACGTTCTCTTTTCCGATCTTGATAAAGCGGAGAAGATTATTCTTGTAAATGAACTGCTATGTGAATTTGACGAGAACGGGCAGCCTAAAATGACACCGGAGCAGAAAAAACTATTTGTCCTTATCGGTGAAAAACTTCCAGATCCACAGGAAAAAGCATTGATACAGGAATACAACCCGGAGATCCGCATTGAACCGGTGACAAAATCCTTTGAGCTGGCATTGTCGCTCTTATCAATGTCCTTTGGTTATGGCACAAAGAAGTACAGCTTTGAGAACGGACAGATTACTACAGCAACCGAGTATGTTGGAGAACGTCAGGATCAGATGCAGGAGCTCAACCGTCAGAGACAGGAAGCAATCCGGTACATACAGGACATCTGCAGAGCAGTGATGTGGTTTGCCAATACCTTTCAGGGCAAAGCATTCAACCTGGATCAGGAGATCCTTGTAGATTTCGATGATAGCTATATCACAGACCGGGAAGCAGAATTGGAGAGAAAGAGAAACGATGCGCTTGCATTTGATATTCCGGATCTGACAGTTTGGTATCTCATGGATGCATACAGCCTGGCAGAAGAGGAAGCACGGAAACTGGTAGAAGCCAAGGTGGAAAAAGAAGAGCAGGAAACAGGTGGAGAGGATGAGGATTAATGCTGTCAGAAGAACAACTTGAAATCATATCTGAAACCATTGCGCCCCTGTTCCAGTATTTAGAGCATGAGGTTATTGTGGACATTGCCCGCAGGATTGCAAAGACGCTTACTTATAGCCGTACTGCAGAGCTGCAGGCAATGTCTATGGCAGATCTCGGCTATAGTCCGGCACGGATCCGGAAAGAAGCTATGAAGATTCTCAATGCGGTTCCGGAGTATCGTAAGGCTGTAGCGAAGAATACGCTGGAATATAAGCGCGAGATCCGGAATACGATTAATGATATTACCAGGGAAGCATACAAAGCCAATGATGATATTGTGGCAGGTGCCGGTAATATGGCATGGATCAGTGACCTTGCCGTGTGGAAGAGTGTTGGTAAGGAGTTAAAGGATCATTCTTTTTTACAGCAGCTTGTGGATGCGTTTGCAGCACAGACCGCCGGAGAACTTAAGAATATGACACAGAGTACCGGCTTTAAAACCATGAGCGGGTATGAGGGCATAGAGAACGCATACCGCAGGGAATTGGATAAGGCTGTGATTAAGATCTGTTCCGGAACATTCTCCCAGGATAAAGTGATCCGTGATGTGGTGCATGATCTGGCACAGAGCGGGTTGCGGTTCATTGATTATGCATCTGGTTATAGTATGCAGCTTGATACGGCATCAAGGCTTGCGATCAGAACTGGATGCCATCAGCTGGCAGGAAAGATACAGGATAAAAACATCGAACAGACAGGAGAAAACCTTGTATATGTATCGAAGCACCGTGGCGCACGTAATAAGGGGATAGGCCATGCCAACCATGAGCAGTGGCAGGGCAGGGTTTATTACATCAAAGAGGGGCAGGATTACCGGGAAGAGGCGGACCGTATCGGACAGGATAGTATTACAGACCTGTGGAGAGCAACCGGTTACAGTGCAGATGGTGCACATGAGGACGATCCGGAGGGACTTTATGGGTATAACTGCCGGCACAACCATTATGCATGGTTTGAAGGAGCTTCCAGTTTCCCAAAGAATCATGATGAAAAGGATCCGGCACCGGTAACCATCAATGGAAAAACCTATGATTATTATGCTATGACGCAGAAAATGAGGTCTATGGAGCGGAATATCCGGGCATTAAAAAGGGAAAAAGAAGCTCTTACTACACTGGGAGCGGACACAACAGAGATTAATGCCAGGATCAAAAGTAAGACAGCGGAGTATAAAGAGTTTTGTAAGGCTTGTGGTGTGCCGGTAGCTACAAGTAAGCTCCGGTATGAATGCGGCACGTCTGACTTAAAGAATACCAAGGCGTGGAAAGGAATGCAGAACATAGAAGGGGAGAATGGCTATAAAGAGTATCGTGTTATCGGGGATAACGGTAAGGCGGTATCGCTTGGAGAAAAGGTGACCTTAAGTACAATGATCGCTAAAATGCCGTCAACAGTACGAAGTGCTTTATCAGATGTTACATTCCATTTTAATAGCAGTGTTGGAGGCGGATACTGGTACGGCCATAATGAGATTTATCTACCGAGTAACGTAACAGATCGGGAGTTTTACCATGAGGTAGGACATTGCCTGGAAGAAAAGCTGTTTAATAAAAAAGAAGTGGATGCTTTAAAAAAGAATTTGGTACAAGGTCTTACTAAAGATGATATAATAATAAAAACAGGTATGGATAGTACTGGAAATACCATGAAAATATTTGTATTAAACAGTCCGAGATTTATAAAGGAATACCAGGGAAGGTTATATGTGGAATCCGTAAAAGAAGCTCTGAATTCAGATGGCAGCATAAACACGGATGCACTCGGAGAGGTAGTATCTGTTGCTGTGGAGCATTATTTTATGACACCGAGAGCTACGAAGAAATATTTCCCGGATATGTATAGAATCGTGGAGGAAACCTTGCATGAGTGATAGCAGCTATTGGAATAAAAAAATTATTGATCTGCCGTGGACAGAAGAGAACCAGGAACTTTTTGCCGCTCATGTAGATATGGAAAAGGAAGAGGAGCGGTTAAAGCAGGAGGAAAATGTGGAAAATAATGGGACCCGAAAAAAGGATAATAATTTATAGATATATCATTGAAACGAAACATTAGTTCTGCTATAATATCCTCATGGAGGGTTACATATGTTGCCAAAAGGATATTATTGGTGCAGATGCCCTCGATGTGGAAATCCTAAGATGCAGGTATTACGGAATGATACCGCACTTGTCAATTTCCCGGGGTACTGCAAAAAGTGTAAAACAGAATCATTAATGACAATAGAGCCTAAGCGCCAAATAGTAAATTCGTAGATCGAATTGCTGTTTGGCGTTTTTTATTGTCAGATCAGGCGGGATAGAGCAGTGGTAGCTCAATGGCTTCCTTAGTCATGAGACGGTGGTTCGATTCCATCTCCCGCAATTTCCCATATCGCAGAAAGTGCGATTCAAAAAATATTTTAGGAGGATGAAATGAAGAACATTTTTGAAATCATGAAAGAGTATGGACTTGAAGTGCCGGAAGATAAAAAGAAGGACTTTGAAAAGGCTGTGCTCGAAAACTACAAGACCATGACGGATTATGACAATCAGACCAGGAAGCTGGACGCAGCGAATGATACGATCAAAGCGAATGACACCGCCATGAAAGACTTACAGGATAAGTTAGACGGATTCAAGGATGTAGATGTATCTGGTCTGAATCAGAGAATCAAGGATCTGGAAACAGAAAAGACGAATATCCAGAAGGATTATGATGCCAAGATTGCAGATCGTGATTTTAATGATCTTGTGAAAGAAAGCATTGCTGCTGTCAATGGTAAGAACCCTAAAGCAATCACTGCTTTACTGGACGTGGAAACCTTAAAGGCATCCAAGAATCAGAAAGAGGACATTGCAACAGCACTGAAAGCATTGACCGAGAAAGAAGATAGCAAGATGCTCTTCGGGGAGCCGGAACCTAATCCGGTAGGAACAGGTAATTTGATTGGACAGGTGCAGAAAACACCGGGACAGTCAACAGACACCCTTAAGGATGCGCTTAAGGAGAAATATAAATAAGAGGAGAATGAGAAATGGCTTTAACATTAGAAGAAGCAAAGGTCGGCATGGCTGACAAAGTAGACCAGAATGTCATTGATGAATTTAGAAGAGCTTCACTTTTATTGGATATGCTTATATTTGATGACACAGTATCCCCCGGAACCGGTGGTTCCACACTTACCTATGGCTACGTGAGGTTAAAAACTCCATCGACGGTAGCCGTGCGTTCTATCAATACGGAATATGCACCTAACGAAGCAAAAAGAGAGGAAGCAACTGCAAAGGTTATTATCCTTGGTGGTTCTTTTGAAGTAGACCGTGTTATTGCGGAGACCGGTGGTGCAATTGATGAGATCGACTTCCAGATTAAGGAAAAAACCAAGGCAGGAGCAAATTACTTCCACAATCTTGTAATCAACGGTTCTTCTGCTGCATCCGGTAGTGGGTATATTACCGGAACTTTTGACGGACTTAAAAAGTTGTTATCTGGTTCTGATACAGAATATACATCCGAGGCAGATATTTCGACCAGTGCATTGCTGGATAGTAACTACAATGCATATCTTGATGAATTGGACGGATTTATCAGCAAGCTGGCAGAAAAGCCAGATATCCTGCTGATGAACAATGAATTACTGACAAAGACAAGAGCAGCCGCAAGGCGTGCTGGCTTCTATGAAAGAAGCACAGACGGATTCGGTAGAACAGTCGAGAAGTACAACGGCATTCCTATGATGGATGTTGGACAGTATTATAACGGCACGAAGAGTGCTGATGTAATTGAAACAACTACTCCATCCACAACGGCTTATGGCACAACAGACTTGTATGCGGTGAAACTTGGTCTTAATGCATTTCACGGTATTTCTGTTGATGGTGGCAAGATGGTGCACACTTATCTTCCCGATTTGAATGCGCCTGGCGCAGTAAAGAAAGGTGAAGTTGAAATGCTTGCTGGGGCTGTTCTGAAAAATAGCAAAATGGCAGGTGTTCTTAAGGGTATTAAGGTTAAGCCTAAGGCAGCAGCCTAAGTAGGAACGGAGGGAGCAGTATGTCTTACATAGCGTGGGAGCAGTACCGCTCCCTTTGCAATAGCATTACAGATGAAACAGAATTTAATAGGTTGTCCAAGTTGGCAGAGATCAAATTGAACACCATTACCCACATGAGGGCGAAGCGGTTTGAGAATGAGTACAGTGAGGAAATAGCCACAGATTTCCAGAAGCAGGTCCATATGCAGATTCAGGACACTTTCTGTCAGCTGATCAGTCTTATGAGCGTACAGGAAAGCTCCGGCATGGGTACTGGGATTACTTCCGTCAGTAATGACGGGTATTCCGAGTCTTACAAGGTTACCACAGCGCAGGAGAAGGAAGCACAGCTTACCTCTGTGATACGTTCCGGTCTGTCCGGTACGGGATTGGCAGGTGCATTATGATCTGTAATAAGAAATCGTATCCGGAGTTAAGCAAAGATTGTGAGAACTGCTTGGAAAGGGATGCTTGCTTTAGCGGGCACGCAGTCGGCGTTGCAACGTTACCCCTTCTTGAAAATTCAGCAGCTCCTCTTTTGAGAGAAACGATGCAAATTAATGTAGACGGTGTAATGACAACGGTTTACAAGGATGAAATAGAAAAAGAAATCTATAAGGCACTTCGTGAGCCGTTTATGCTGAATTATGGAGCGTGATAATATGAGTGTATTATTTACGGACACCATGACGGTCTATAACTACCATCGGGATCCGGATACCGAAAAGGAAATCTGGCTCCGGTCAGTAGTAAAAGGCGTACAGTGGAGTCATAACAAGACTGAGGTTACTACTTCCGGCAATGTGCAGACAGAAAGCAAGGTGGAGAGTATCACCATTGATTTCCAGCGTAGTTATGGGAATAAGCCTTATCTGTCACCTACGGAGTATGCGAAACTGCCCGAAGAGGAAGCAGAAAATTACTGGACACTGAATGCAAAGACGGGACAGGATGTGATTGTCCTGGGTGTGTCAGATAAGGAAATCAGCCGGACTTACAAGTTGTCGGATCTGCAGAAGGACTTCCAGTATGCAGTCACCGTCACAGCAGTATCGGATAACCGGAACCGTCCACGGCTTAAGACCATTAAGGTGGTGGGAAAGTGAGTAAAGCAAATTATAATTGCACATTTAACCTGGATGATTGTATTAAGACGCTCGGCCTTGAAGAAAATGGAAGAGTGCAGCGCTTTGTCACATCGGAATTTCAGAAGAATGTGGAGCCGTATGTACCGATGGATGAAGCAGAAAAGTATGAGAACCCAGGAAGGTTGATTGACAGCTGTCATATAGAAAATGGCACAGATGTTGTATGGAACACTCCGTATGCCAGACGGCTTTATTATCATCCGGAATATAATTTCCAAGGTGCGCCGACAAGAGGCGGCTACTGGGCAGACCGGTATATGCAGAACGGCGGTCAGCAGGAGATTGAAGACGGAGTAAGGAGGTTACTTAGAAGGTGACAGTTTCAAGTGCCATTATTAAGTGGCTGAAAACGTTTGATCCAGCGGAATACTGGAAGATGGGGAAGATAGACACGGATATCCAGTCGGCAGAGGTAGAAACCTATTCGGTGATGAAAGAACCGATCAGAAATATAAAATCTTATATTTCCGGTCGGAAGATCATCACCGATCATTACATGATCCAGGCAAGACTTGCAAGCCAGACCAATACAGACCGTATTGATAATAATGGCTTCGGTGAAGCATTGGAAGACTGGGTATCACAGCAGAATAAAAATATGAACTTTCCGGTCATAACGGATGCAGCGGTTACACAGGTATCTGTAACGACTCCGTTTTGTATCGGATCAACGGCAAAAGGGAACAGCATCTATCAGATGACTGTATCCATCAAATATGAAAAGGAGAGATAATCATGTCTGAAATGAGAGATATGCTTCGGCACTATTTTAATATCGGAACACCGGAAGTTCCTAAGTGGGTGTTACTTGGTGATGGTATTACATCGTTGACCGAAGAATTTAACCCGGAATCAGAAACAAAGCAGTATATCAATCAGAAGAATGGCACCACTAATTTGAAATCTTATACTCCGTCTATGAGCGTGGAAAGAGAGTACATTAGTGACGATCTGCAGAAGTGGATGGATGAAAAGATTAAGACGCTTCCGGTCGGATCCGCAGCCATCAGTGAGTATGTCCGTATTAATCTGATGGATACACCGACAGAGGCAGGAGCATATCCAGCAGTTAAGAGAAAATGTACCTACCAGTTTGATTCTGTTGGTGGTGATGCCGGATCTGAACTTGTAAGTGCTATGACACTTGGCGGTGTAGGTGACGGAGTTCAGGGTACCTTTGTGGTAACCGAAGGATCCGAGGCTTTTACAGCAGCGTAGAAATGGAATAAGAGGGGAATATCCATATTGGATGTTCCCTGTCATTCATAAGGGAGAATAACAATGGTAAGAGAGTTTAAGGCAGGGCAGGTACAGGATGAGCATATTGTAAAAGTGTATCTGAATGACAGTGATGATTATATTTACATCAATGACCGGGATACTTCTGTGGTTGATCGGTTCGCAGAGTTCATTAAATGGCTCGAGGAAAAGGAGAAGGATATTTCTACCAGACAGGCAGAATTTGAAAAGCAGTACGGAAAGGATATCATTACTCATGACGAAGATGGTGAAGTTGATGATATCAATGTGGATGCACTGGTTGCTTTTTGCAAGGTTCGTAGGGAAATTTATCTGGAAGCAACGGATCAGATCGATAGAATTTTGGGGCAGGATGCAATTAAGAAATTTTTCCGTGTATCCTATGAGATTAATCCGGATTTTGTGCCGGATGACGAGTGCCTGTATGATTTTATTGAAGCCATTACGCCTGTTCTGAATCAGGTATTTGAAGGTCGTGCAAAGCGTATTTCCGAGAAGTATAACCGTGATCGAAAAGGTGGAAAGAGAAGCAAATACCGTAACAGACAGGAATTGATTCAGTCCTATATGGGGAAATAATATATGTTCAATGTGATGCTTGATGAACTCCCAGATATGTGGGAAGGTTTTCCGATAGACACAGACTTCCGGATCGGGGTGCAGATCTCACAGATCATGGAAGATAAGGATCTGTCGGATAATGAAAAGTGGGGTACTTCCGCAGAACTTTTGTTCCGCGGTATCCGGCCGGATCCACCGTATTATTATGACGCTATCATGTGGTTCCTGCAGGAATGGAATCATGATAATAATAAGAAGTCTAAGGACCGTACCAGAGTCCTTGATTATGATATTGATCAGTGGCGGTTATACAGTGCCTTTAAAGCTCAGTACGGGATAGATCTGAACACGGTTAATATGCATTACTGGCAGTTCATGGGTATGCTTACGACACTGAATGAGTGTGCATTTACCAGAGTGGTGGATGTTCGTCTTAAGAAGCTTAGGTCAAATATGACGAAAGAAGAAAATCAGATCTTAAAAGACCAAAAGACAATTTATGGTTTGGAACAGCCACAGGAGCAGATATCGGAAGATGAAAAAGTAAAGAAGAGGGAAGCATTAGAATTGTTTGAAAAAATGAGAAAAGCCCAATCGTAGCGCCTAAGAGCCAGTTACTTATTAAAGTGATTGGCTCTTTCTCGTTAAGTGAGGCTTAGTATGGCAAATTATGATGCAGAGGTAAGGGTATCAACCAAAGTAGATACCAGTCAGATGCAGCGATTACAGTTGCAGATTGACAAGGCAGTACAGAAAGTAGATGCCCTCACACAGAAATACGATGAACTGAAAAACAAAAGACTACCGACAGAAGCCTATACGGAGCTGGAGAGTAAATTGGCATCTGCAAAAGCAGAGCTTACTGCATTGATAGACCAAGAGGAAAAATTCAAGTCTATTGGAGCTACTACAGGTGTGGCATGGGACACGCTCATACAGAAGGAAGCCGATGCACAGTTAAAAATAGAGTCGTTAAATGCAGAAATGCAAAAACTTGTTGATACAGGAAAGGACTTCACGATCGGTGCAGATCCAAATGAGATCAACGATGCGGCTAATGATCTTTCAAGAGCAAGGTCAGAACTCCGGATGTTGGTAACAAAACAGGGAGAGCTACAGGCAAAAAGTTATAAAGTAAGTGACAGTTTAAAAAAAGTCGGTACGGCTGGAAAAAAGGCTTTTTCAAGCATAAATGGACATATCCGTAAGTCTTCCGGAATGCTCGGAGGTTTTGCTTCAAGACTTAAAAGCATAGCACTTAGTTTATTGGTATTTAACTGGATTACGAAAGGCTTTAATGCAATGGTATCCGGTATGAAGGATGGTTTTAAAAACCTGGTACAGTATTCGGACGAATACAACCGATCCATATCGTCTTTGCAGTCTGCCAATCTTCAATTAAAAAACAGTTTTGCAACGGCATTTGCTCCTATTGTGCAGATGGTGATTCCATATCTTGTACAACTGATCGGATATGTAACTACTGCCATGAATACACTTGCACAGTTTATAGCAATTCTGTCCGGAGCTGCTACATGGACTAGGGCATCAAAAGTTCAACAGAATTATGCAGCATCTCTTAAAGGAACCGCTGCTGCAGCAAAGAAAGCCGCCGGAGCATTGGCATCTTTTGATGAAATTGAAGTGCTGAGTAAAAAAGATAGTTCCGGTGGAGGTTCTGGTGGAATAGATCCAGGGCAGATGTTTGAAGAGATTCCGGTTGATCCTAAATTGAAGGAGTGGCTGGATTCTATTCTTAATAAGCTGAAGCCCCTTCTTGAATATTTGAAACAGCTGGGCGGATTGTTCATGGACGGATTCTGGGATGGATTGGGAGATTATGAATACCGCCTGGATATAATCAAAGAAGGTTTACAAAAAATTAAAGATGCGTTGATTAATATATGGACGGATCCTGCAGTTTTGGAAGCAGCACAGGCTTATGTCGAATCCTTAGTTTATATGCTCGGATCATTGTCTGGATCCATAGTAAGTATAGCTTTAACGCTGGCAGCGGCTTTTATAGGTGGACTTGGAGATTACATGGAAAAAAATGTAGATCGCATCAAAGATTACATTATTTCTATGTTTAACATCGGGACAGAAATTAATAATTTATTATCCAGTCTGTTTCAAAGCATTGCTTATATATTTGAAGCATTTGCAAGCGAAAGTGGAATTCGTTTTGTATCGGCTTTTATTGGTATTATTGCAGATACCTTTATGGGACAGACGGAGCTGCTGCTTAAATTAGGAAGAGACATATTAGAGATAATCATTACTCCGATTACTGAAAATGAAGAGGAGTTCAGAACAGCACTTGAAGGTTTGCTTTCTGCTGGTGCCGAGGCATTAGAAGGTTTTAAGCAAATGGTAGACAGCGTATTCGATAATCTGAATAAAGTCTATGATGAGCACTTTAAACCATTCTTTGATAGCATTGCACAAGGATTATCTACAATTGTAAACAGCTTTCTGAATGTGTGGAATGAACATGTATCGCCAATCTTACAGGAAATCGGAAGCCGCTTAAACGATTTGTTTTCGCAGTATTTAAGTCCATTCATCAATTCAGTTGTAGAACTTTTGGATAACCTGGTGACTGTATTAAAAGGACTTTGGGAAGATATCGTTGTACCATTTATAGATTTACTGGTTACTTACGTCTTTCCCATAATAGCTGACTATTTTGATGTATTAATTACAGCCATTATAAGTGGTATAGAAATATTGCTTGAGGTATTCACAGGACTTATTGATTTTATTAATTTCCTGGTTGAGCAATGGAATTTAAATTGGGAAGCAGCTCAGGTTATATTTGATGGTTTCTGGAATTATATGAAGAAAGCATTTAATACGCTTAAAGATCTGGCAACAGGATTTTTGGAAACAATTAAGCTTCTTATTGATAAAGATTGGAAGGGAGCATGGGAAAACGCAAAAAAAATATTTACGACATTTAAGGAAAATGTAAAGGGCGTAATTAGTTCCATCAAAGATTTTCTGCAAACTTTTTTTGATTGGGTTGCTTCTATGGTAGAAATCTGTATCACCAAAATCAAGGCTATTGGAGAATCGATCGGTCAAGGGATCGGAGGATTCTTTGGAGGCGGAACATCAATAAGCAAACAAAGTATAGATGGTTCACAGGTAAGAGCAATACAGGATATACCTCACCTTGCAACAGGAGCAGTAATTCGCGGTGGTAATCCATTCATGGCGGTACTCGGAGATCAGAAGTTCGGGCAGACCAATATAGAGGCACCGTTATCAACGATAGAGGACGCAATGAGAAATGTAATGGCAGATAATTCTTATTCCGGTGGGGATATGACAATCAATCTTAACTATGACGGAGAAACATTTGCCAGATTATTTTTACCGGATTTCTTTGCCGAGGCACACAGGCAGGGATACGATCTTGATTTTCAGCCGGAATAGAAGGGGGATGTTGAAATGCTATATACACAGGGAATTTATATTGATGGCATGTATTTTGATGTTCCCCTTGTTTCGGTAAAACGAGAAGCAAAGGTTTTGGATAAATTTGCGGAACGTGAAGAAGAATCCGGAGATATGCTGAGAGAACTATTAGGGGTATACCTCAATTACACCATGAATTTCGGAACTATTGACGATGATGATTTATACGAGCGTCTTTTTGATAAACTGACGGAGCCGGTGGCTTTTCACGATGTGACATTACCCTCGACTAAAAAATCCTATACATTCAAATGCTATGTATCTTCGGTATCAGATGAAATGGAAAAAATTCTTGATGATACCGTCAAGTTTAAAGGGTTAACCTGTAAATACATAGCAAAGGCGCCGTGGAGGACACCATGAGAACGACAGGATTTTATGCAAAGTATGGGCTGTATGATACGACAGCCCGTGAAGACAGTACTTTGACAACGGCATATAACCAGTCTTTCGGGGATATATCAAAAGCGAAAGAGGATATTTCCGCACCGGACTACGGCACTTTGGAACAGGATTACTTCCTATTGGACGGGACCCATCCGGAGATGCCGGATAATCCGGATGATGTGGTTTTCTTCTCTTCAGAGATGTCCGGAGCAGACGGAACCTTTACCGATAATCCACTTCTTATCATCCTGTTTACAGAGAATCACACATCTGCCTGTCTGACTTTCCACTTTGTGGGAGATTATCCACTGGAAATGAAGATCCGGTGGGTGGATGGCAACGGTAATTACGTTGAGTATGCAAGCTATGAGGTGGACAGCAATAAGTTTGTTGCCTGGAAGCAGGTGGAGAACTACCGCCGGTTGGAAATCGAATTTACCAGGGCAATGCCATACCGGTATGTGAAGTTCCGGTACATAGAATATGGTACCGACATCATCTGTGGTGTAGATGGTTACCCGGTAAAGGAAGCCAAGCTTGTAGAGGAATGTGATCCGATATCCAATAAAATCGCCATCAATAAGCTGACCTTTAAGCTGATTGATGAGAAGAATGATTTTGATATTGGAAACATGAGTGGCATCCACAAGGTATTTCAATCAGGGCAAAAGGTGATGGCCTATGAAACAATAAATGGCGAAGCACAGCTGCTTGGGGCATTCTTTTTGGACAGTTATTCGACTACAAAGAATATATCAACGATTTCACTTGTGGATTATAAAGGTTTGTTGAGCAAGCATACCTTCCGGGGCGGAAAGGTTTATACCGGAGAGCCGGCGGGTGAGGTCATTGATCAGATCATGGCAGCAGCCGGGATTACGGCTTATACCGTGGATGAAGCAACCAGAGCCGCACCGCTTTATGGATGGCTGAAAATACAGGATTGCAGAAAGGCACTCCGGGAAGTCCTATTCGCCTGTGGATCTGTGATCGATAGCAGCAGGAGTGAAACGGTGAATATTTATAAGCCGTCCAGGGTGATCCATACAACGATTCAGAGGTCGCGGAAGTTTTCCACCACACCAAAGAATCAGAGTTACATATCCGATGTGGCGGTAAAGTTTCCGGTGTATTCACTGGATGAGGAAAGCAAGGAGATCTTTAAAAGCACGTATGCTCCCGGGATTTACACGGTGGATTTATCCTCACCGTCAGCAGAAATGACAATTACAGGTGGCACGATCACGGAGCAGACCAATAATTACGTGACATTTACCGTGGCAGAAGAGGGAGAAGTTGTTATATCCGGACGGAAGTACAGTAAGGAAGATTTAACGGTAACGGCATCGGTTGAAAAGGTGGATGCCGGAGAAAGCCGGGAAACCAAGAGCTTTACCTGTACGGTACTCAATGCTTCACAGGCTGCAGATCGGGCACAGGCAATTCTTGATTATTACGATCTCCGACTCAATCTGAAAATCAAGTTCCTGAATGAAGGGGATAAGGTTGTGGACTGGGCGGAAGTATTTAATGCAAACCGGCAGTTTGGAAGCTACGTGGCAGGCATTGAAAAAATGACTACGGACCTTACCGGTGGTTATATCTCAACTGCGGAGCTCCGGGGATATTACAAGCTGGTGGAAGATTTTTATTATACAGGCGAAATTATAGCCGGAGAGGAGTTTGGTGAGATGTGAAGAAGATAGAGATTGAGCATATCCAGAAATCCGCCTCCACGGTGAAAACGAAACAGGTTTTTACGATCAGCCTGGATGTAGAGGATAAGGAAATTACTTATACAAAAGAAATCAATTATTCCAGGGAATTATACGGCAATGAAAAGATAGGGGTGATCTGATGGCAATTACAAAGGTACGAGTAAAAATTAATGGAACATGGACGAATCTGACAAAGAATGCAAGTACAGGGAAGTGGACGGGAACCGTAACGGCTCCGTCTATTACATCCTATAACCAGACAGGAAGATATTATCCAATCACGATCGAAGCAACCAATGATGCCGGAACAGTTAAGACGGTAGATGCTACCGATGCGACACTTGGAGTTACACTGCGTCTGGTTGTAAAAGAAACGACCAAGCCGGTCATTAAATTGGTGCAGCCTTCTAATGGAGCCTATATCAGCAATAACAAGCTGCCAATCATATTTGATGTAACGGATGAAGCGAACGGCAGTGGTGTAAACCTGTTATCGGTTGCGTTGAAACTCGCCGGGACTACTTATAAAGATGGATCTACCGGAATGACGAAAACAGCCATTACCAATGGATATCGGTTTACGTACACACCACAGGCAGCACTTGCAGACGGTGTTAAGGCAATTGAGATTACTGCATCTGATTATGATGGCAATGCTGCCGCAAAGGTCAGCGCATCTTATACCGTGGATACGGTACCGCCTACGCTGACACTTTCGTCTCCGCAGACGGGATTAATCACCAACCAGAAGAGCTGTGTGGTGAATGGTGTGACGAATGATGCATTATCCAGTCCGGTAACTGTAACCATTACACACGGATCCAATTCCTACAAGCCGTCCATTGGCAGTAACGGAGCCTTTTCACAGGCACTCACCCTAACAGAGGGAACCAATACGATTACGGTTGTGGCGAAGGATGCAGCCGGAAAGACCACTACGATCACATTGACTGTCAAGCTGGATACTTCGGTGCCTACCATTAAATCCGCAGTATTTGCACCCAATCCGGTCAATGCATCTGCATCGGTCCAGATCACTTTGGAGGTAGAGTAAATGGTACTTACACTGGCATTGGCAAGTAATATCGAATATGTCAGAGGACGGATCAACGGCGAGGCTGTTACTTTTGAACAGGACCTTGCCGGATCCTGGGTTACCAATGTGGATCAGAGCAGTGATAACCGCTATGAGCTGGATCTTGAGATGGAAGATGCAGCAGGAAACATCGGTACTTACCATGAAACCATTGTGTATGTGCTGCCGCGGTTTATCACAGACCGGACGCAGCTCGATATTGACGAACAGACGGTGAAAGGATATCTCAATGCTTCTGATATGGAGCGTGTAGAATCCAACACGGAGCTGATTGCCGGATATCTGGCCGTCCCGGTTACTGTAAAAAAGAATTGGAAGACCGGAGATCTTCCGAGGGTATCAGATTTCAAGCGCATTCGTGACAATGTGGAGAAAATCCGGAGCGGATACGTGATCCGGGCAGATACTCCGGAGACACCGGCACAGCCACTGAACACATGGCAGAAGTGGAATGACCTGGAGCAGATCCTGTATGACGTATTCTGGATTTATTTTAATAACCTGAACAACAAAGATTACTGCGGTGAAATCTCCGCAGGAGAAGAGATAGGAGTGATTTAGAATGGCATTTGTAACAAAGACATGGAAGGACAGACTGGTTGAGTATGCCGGCAGAAGAAAATTGAAAAATGTAGCCACTGGGGAAGAGGTACTGATGGACGTGAGCCGATCAGAGGGCACAGTAAGCCAGGCGGGGGATGCATTCAGTGCAGCCAACATGAACAATCTGGAACAGCGGATTAAAAACGAGTTTGATACGGTAAACAGTAGTTTCGGCGGCTTGAAATTCTACGAAGACGAAAATGGAAATAAATATGTGGTAGGTGCTGATTCAGTCCCAAAAAAATTGGGTGAATGTGACTTCAAAATTAAAATTCGTGCCGCTTATGGAGGTACTTCAGATGATGGCTTATACGATAAGGAATTTACATATAAAAATGGTACTTGGACTTCAAAGGACATTCAAAAAGATAATGGTCGTGGAACAATACAAGGATGGCTGTATGTAAATGTATTATCTTTTGAGATGCTTTAAAATAACATAATTTATGAAATTCTATTCATGTATCCTTGTGCAAACTGTCCAGATGCATTTGAAAAGATATATCCAGTATCACCTTTTTTGAGTTCTATTGTTTTGTATAAAATTTTAGAACTCGGACTGGAATACGCTATCTGCTTATCATTTATGTATAAGCTTGTATAACTTGATGTAGTAGATATCATATAAGAATATGTACCATCATAAAGTACTGTAAATTTTTTGGTTGATTCATCATAACCAAATCCATAAAAATATTGTCCGATATTTGCATTCTCGACTTTTGCCAAATTTCCAGAATTTGTGCCACTCATGTAAATATTTGCACCACTAAAACCACTCTTAAAAGGGATAAGGCTGCCATCAGCCCCATAGTAACCGTAGTTACCATCTCCATCTATGCCGAATTTCATGCCGTTCAAACTACTGTTTAACACACATAAAGCACCGGTCGCTTAGTGCCGGAGAAAGGAGCAATGCTCACATGAAAAAAATCAGATTAGTCGATCAGACAGAAATTGAAATTTACAACATCACGCAGTCGGGAGATACCCTGCAAATTGATATCCTCAATGGGGACGCAACCGCATTGGAAGAGACCTTCAAGGATGCGGACAACCTTTCCGTGATCCAGTATTACATTGAAGAGGATCTGATGATTGCCTATGCGCGGTTCGATCAGTTGCAGTCCTATACAAAGAGAATGGGTCAGGTACTTGCCGTGGACTACACCATCGAGGATGAGACTACAGACAGCGGTTTTGCAGAAACCAAGGCGGATGTTCTTACTGTTACACTGGCAAAACTTCCAAAGATCGTGGATGTGGCTAATCAGACAGATCAGAACACTGCAGACATTGACTATATTGCTATGGAAACGGGGGTAAATGTGTAATGGCAGCAAAGAAGCATTCAAAGAATTTTCAGAAAGTAAAGAACTATTATAATCGCGGCTTATGGGATATTGACAGGGTATACAGTGCTGTAGGCAAGTGGATCACAGAAGCAGAGTATAAGGAGATTACTGGTTTTACATATCCGGATAAAGAGTAACACTTAAGAGCCAGTAGAGAACGCTCTTTACTGGCTCGATTATGAAAGAAAAGAGGGGAAGATGATGCCGAATCCTATCATTGTGTACATACAGGCTCACTGGGTGGAGTGGCTGTTTGCTGCAGCCATCGGATTACTTGGCTTTATGTACAGACGTATCATGAACCAATTGAAAGAAGAAAAGCGAAAGAATGATGCTCTTATGATGGGAGTACAGTGCCTTTTGAGAGAGAGCATAGTGGCCAATTACAACAAATATCAGGACAAAGACTATTGTCCTATTTATGCCAAGGAATCCATCAAACGGGTATATGAGGCTTATCACAATCTCGGTGGGAACGATGTGGCTACAAAGCTGTATCATACCATGCTGGATATGCCGGAGGAACCAAAGGATGAGCAGTAATAAACCAAGATGCGGAAGACACCCGACCTATACGAAAAAGATGATGTCCCGGATTATCAATATTGCCCTGGTAGATATGCAGTTTCCATTTATCTTGGCTTTATTGGGGAAGAATGCGATTGCAGAAACACTGGGAGGTATTATTGCGAGCGAAGTGATCGGAGTATTTCTGGTCTACTGTGCAAAATCCTTTTTCGAGACACGGGAGTCTGAAAAAGTAAGAATGGAAGAAATGAAAATGGAAACAGGTTCGGAAGAACCGGAGTCAGAAGAAATGGAGGAAATTGAGTTATGACATTACAGATTTTTTTAACAGGACTATTATTGGTGAGTATTTTGACAGGTCTTGTTCCCGAAGCCATTAAGCGGATTTTGGAAGAGCAGAAAAAGCAGTATTACAGTAACACCCTTGCAGGTATTGTGGCGGTTGTCATTGCGGTTCTGGTGGATATCGGATACACCGTATTAAATAACATGGCCTTTGATGTAACCTGGGTGGTATATCTGATTGCTTTGATTGGCCTGTCCTGGTTATGTGCTATGGTTGGCTATGATAAAGTGATTCAGGCACTGTCACAGATCCGGAGCAAATCATGAGCCGGTTATTAGAGGTTCTCGTTGTTGTTGGAGTGGTTATTTATCTTGCACTGGCGCTGATCGGAGTAAGTAAGACCGAGCCGGTGAAATACCGGGATGTGAGGCATCAGATTGAAAGTGAGGCCATGATCTTATGAAAAGGGTAGTTGAGACAATTAAGAGCATTTTATTAATAATGGCAGTCCTGATGGGGATTGTATATGTGATCACAATCCCCATCGGGTGCCTGATCTATGCAATTGTGAATGGAGGGTTTATGTGATGGCAACACAGACACAGGTAAAAGCATTTATTGAAAGAATCGCACCGATCGCACAGGCAAAGTCTAAAGGGAGGGTATTGCCGTCCGTGTGTATTGCACAAGCCTGTTGTGAGTCTGCATATGGGACAAGTCCTAAGATGATCAGGGCAAATGCTTTATTCGGTATCAAGGTCGGTAAGTCAAAGGCGCATTTCGGTACGGCATGGCATGATAAGGCATACAGCACACGTACAAAAGAGTGCTATGACGGTAAGACATACACTAATATCACGGACCTGTTCAGGGCGTATGACAGTATCGATGATGCAGTGGAGGATTATTATGATATGCTCGGTACCTGTAAGAGGTACAAGGCATGTGTCAATGAAAAGAATCCACAGAAGTGCATTACTGCTATTAAAAATGGCGGGTATGCAACAGACCCTAAATACGTGCCAACGGTCATGAGCATTATTAATAAGTACAATCTGACAAAATATGATTATCCTACACTACGGAAAGGATCTTCGGGATCTGAGGTAAAAGAGCTGCAGATCTTGCTTATCAAGGCAGGATACAGTTGTGGTAAATATGGATCGGATGGAAAATTCGGTGACGGCACTCTGGAAGCGGTGAAAGCGTTCCAAGCAGAGCACGGGCTTACGGTTGATGGTGTAGTTGGAGTGAATACGTGGAATGAATTAAATAGGTAGATTTTACCCCCTGGCATAAACATTATGTTGGGGGCTTTTTTTATTCTTTACAAGATAATGAAAATAGTGTTATATTTAAGAAAAACAAAAGAGGCCATTATGGAATACAGTGTTTTAAGTGTTGAAGCAGAACAACAGAGAATAAAAGAATTTAAATCTTTTTATTATGAGTTAAATGCAAAGCCAGATACAATTACTAAAATTTTTAATGATAAGGTAGTTGTGCTTAAGGATGACATTTCTAGACTTAATGAAATGGTAAGAGAAAAATTAGCATTACATTCGATAGATGGAGAGTTTGGAATTTCAAGCGTCTCGGTTGCCACGGGGAAAAATAAGGTAATTACATTTGATAATTTTAAATTGTTTGAAATTAATAATTGGGACATTCCAGAACATATTGAGAGAATTACTGTTACTTGGGACTTTTTTATAAATGTAGAAAACTATAAAAAACCACAAAGACATAAATTGACTGTTAAGATTTCTTCAGGATTAAAGGTGGAAGAAATAATGGGATTGCTTTTTTCAGGAAGAATTGAGGATATTCAAGAAATTGAGGAACAACAGGCAACTATTATCGCCCAAATGGATTTTATTGAAAGTCGCTTGGGACAAGAATTCATTAATATTGTTGCTGAGTGGGTAAATACTTTAGAGAGAGCATATACACAAAAAAATAAGATAGTATTATGGTTGAAAAAAAATAGACGAATTGTAAGCGTTTATTTTAATTATGTTTTTTTCTTTATGCTATGTATAACATGCTTGGTTGGTTTTAATTATTTTTTAGGACAAATGGACATAGATAGCATGGAAAGTATGTCACGAGATAATTTTGCGTCAATAGTAAACTATTGTGTCATATGTGTTATTATATGCATTTTTGTATTGAATCGAGGTGAATATTTAGCAAATAAGTTATATAGGCTCCTGAGTGAGTACGGAGAGACCTTTGTGTTTAGGATTACTAAGGGAGATGAAAGAAAGTACAAATCTACAATAGATAAAGATAAAAATGGAGCAATAAAAATTTTGGGAAAATGTGGTCTTTCATTGATAGAAAACATAGTATGTGGTATAATAACAACGTTTCTCTTACAACTTTTGTAGGAAAGGAGAAAAGCAT